GGTTCTCCCAACAATATCAAAATTTGGATACTTAAGTTCCCAACAAGTATCTTCTGGAAAATATACAATTCCATTTTCAGTATTGGCCGGTATATCACATTGATAAGCTGAATATGCACGGCCACCAATAAAGCCAAACTTGCTTGTTATTTTAAAATCTACCACAGATCTAACTTTATTCAATGCTTGCATTCTAGCCATTAAGTTTGAGATTACTAAAGTAGCACTAAAGTTTGTATTCTCTAAAATAAAAATACGCTTCAATAAAATAAAACAATCAAGTAACGCATCATTTACGTTAAAGTCTTGATTAGGAACAATGGTAAAATCAATACCAATATTACAAATACGGCCGCCCGTAATTCTAACAGTGTCAGAAAATGATTTAAATTGTCTAAGATAAGTTTCTATATTATTTTGCAAAGCCCCATTAGGTAAGGTTAAGGCGCCCGAGGCATTACGAGCTAATGTAATCAACTCAACACCTAATATATTGTTAGGGTCTTTTCTTGCATAACTTCTAAACACAGAACCAAATTGTGTTGGCATTGATAAGACCCTTACTTGATAATCCTCTAATGTGACCGCTCTGTTTTGAGAGTTAAAAAATTGTAAAGCATTTTGCCTAATGGATGTCCGGCCTTCCCTATCCGAACCACCAGTTGCTTGATCAATATTATCAACACTTAAAGTACCTAATACATTTTGTGCAATTATTGGATTAGAAGTAGCATAATTAGAAGTCTTAAATGAAACAACTCTTGATGTAAATGTATTTAAAGTTCTTGGGCCAACATTAGTTGCGTTACCTCCCCCATATCTATACTTAATATCTATGGTGACATCTCTTGGTGCGTATCCAAGCCCACTTGTTTTTAAAAAGTTAGAAGAATCAATAACAGCTGGAGCAAACCCAGAAGGTGAACCTCTCAAGGTCGGTGGTAATACAAAATCTTCGGGGTTAGGTATTATTTCAGAGTCTTGTAAATCAGTAGTTCCCGAACCAAAGATAATAGAAGTATTACCATTACTAGAAACATGACGAGTAAATCTATAAGGTATCTTTTTATACTGAAGAATATATTCCGCATCTCCGGAAGAAGAAGTTGTATTTTTGTACCCTGTAAAAATTTGGCCTTGAGCCAAGTTATCGACTTCAAAATATTCTTTGCCGTCAGATGCTGTTACAGACACTATTTCTGTTATGTTATTGTTGGGCAAAGTTAATTTTAAAAATGGTACGGCGCCGTTAACCTTATATGAAAATGTTCTTGTAGAGCCAGCCATAGCAGAAACGCTAGTAATAGAGTATTGAGTAGTACTTCCTATTTTAGTTGTAACTCTGTTACTAGCGTTTCCAAAATCAACATCACTTAAGGTCTCAAACTCTACGGAGGGCTCAAAGTTAGTAACCACCTTAGAGCCCTTTTTTAACACAAACAAAGAGTTGGCTGAAGTAGAATCATCAAACGTAGCACTAACTGATAATTCAGCTAATCCAGGTCTAGCAAACTTGGGCTTGTATCCTAAGTTTTGGGCTAATGAAAAAATATTTTTTTCTTCTATTGCTCTGTCTAAAAAACCTTCATTAACTTGCCTATCAATATAAAACGACATAGTGTCGCCTATATAAGCTAGTAGTTCAACAATGGCCATCCCTCCAGAGGCATCATTAAAATCTCTATAATCATCCGGAAAATATCTTTGCAGATAATCTATCAAGTCAGATTTGATAGAATCAAAGTCCTTTGATAAATAACTAATGTTAGGCGTTTGTTTGGCTGCCTGTCTTGTTGATTGATAGTTGGGCATTTTTTATCTCTTTATATAATTAATTATCTGCAATATTGGCAAAATTTAAATCCATCATGTCGGGTATACCCCTATATTCATAATCCATTCTTACTAAAATATCATTTGGACTTAGTGCCGTTCCGCCAGGCAATGTATCTTGTGTAAATACAGCTATTGAAGTCATTGTCACCTCTGGCATCCATACTTCAAGAGCCGATGTTATTTCAGCACCAATTTTAGCCTCCATCTCACCTGTATCAATTTGTTCAAAAAGTTGACCCATGAGAGTTGGAATGTTAGTTCCAATACCTGGCTGAATTACTCTCTCTCCCTTAACTGTCATCAAAAGAGTTTTTATATTCTCTCTAACAGCAGCAGTTGTGGTGTTATTCATTTCAAAAAACCCTTTACGATAAGACCGCAAAGGAAATTTTAAATTTATTCCCATAATATATCTCTAGTTTATATACTGTCTTTGACTATACACATCTTCAAATTTTTTTATCAAGGCAACAAAACCATCTCTAGTTGCATCAAAACTATCTTTTAAGTCATTCAAATCATTTTGAACTCTATCAGTAACTATATCTGTTTCAATAGTTGTAGTATTTCTTGGATTAGCTGCTCCGCCAATACTTATTTTATCGTACTCTATTTTCTTAGTCCTCTTAGATGTAATATATCCACGATTTACGGCCTTATCCGGTTGAGGAACACTAATAAACTTAGAAGGAATAGTTACAGATGACCCTGGCGTTCCTGCAACTTCTTCAGTATACGTTCTAGGGCCAACAGGTGTTTGCACTACATTAGTAACTGTACGAGATCCAGATCCTGGCACATCAACTGTTTGAGCAGATACAAAAACATTAATAGGTTCTTGAGGCTCCATTTTAATACCTAAGTTAATTCTATCGTTAAAACTTATTTCTTTATCGGGAATATCTACATTTATTTCTGGGATGGTGTGAGTGTGATCTATATAAGAATTAAATAATAAATTCATAGTATTAACAACACCTTTAACCGACTCTAACATACCCCTTATTAACTCGTCTTGATTTGTAAAATATTCTTTTAACTTTTCTCCCAACACCTGCCTATACATCGAAGTCTCTGAGTCAGTAGTATCAGAAACATTATATATTTCATTAGCGATATTAACAATAAAGTTTTTCTTAGCTTCAGCCTTTATTGATGTACTTGCTATCGTAGGATTTTGATTAGGTATTTTCTCTGTAACTATGTCTCCAGTCTTGTTGGGGGTTTGCTTAGTAAACTCTGACCCAAGAGCTGAGACAATACTATTGCTAAAATGAGCCGTTTTAGTAAGGGAAATACCTACAGTTGGGTAAACAGAAGCCTTATACGGTCTTTGCTCCAATATGCCCATTTCTAAAACACCAGGCTTTAAGTTAGTTCCAGACATAGGATTAAATGTATGTCTCATATAACTGCCACTGCGACCTTGAATGATTACATCACCCAGCTGACCTGGCAGTTGAAATGTTTTCTTTCCATCAACATAAGAGTTTACCTGTTTTGATCTTTTATTAAGGTTTTTAACATCAAAAGACTTGCCATAACGAGACAAGGGAAGAGGGTTGTTTTCTGCTCTTTGTTCATTAGTAAGCTTAAGACTTATTTTATCAGAGTCATTAACCCTTCCAATCCAAAAACCTTTGGAATTAGATTTTAATGTTTCGTGAATAACTAAAATCTGCTCTCCTATTTCCGGCACAACCATAATGGCGTTAGGTGTCAATGGAGTGTACCATTCTGGAATATCGTTTTCTGGAACAGCTGTACTGATCCCCTCGCCAATAACTCTAGCGTTAATAGAATATTGAGGAAGAAAGGCCGATGTCTGTTCATTAGTATTGACACCCATCTTAACACTAATTACAATAGCCCTTTTTAAAATAAAAAAATCGGGAGTCTCCCATTGAAGCGCACTGCTATATAAGTCCTCTTCATAACTGCCAGAATCAAATAGTCTTTCCATTGATGGTGTTTGGTTCATACTTCCTCTTCCTCTTTTTCTTCCCTCTCTATGAGTTCTATTTCAACTTTTCTTCTTCTTAGTTCATCCTCAAACTCTACTAAATCATTTCTAACTTCAATCGACTTCTTTCTAACATACTCCATTAATTCAATTTGATCTTCATAAACTTGAATACCTTGCAAGTATAGTGACACTACTCCTTCATCCGGCATATCTTTAAGCTTATTTTCAGTTGATGTACTCATCTTTTAGAACCATATATGTTTTTTTTATCTTTTTAATAGACTTGGTTATCTTTCTGCTTGGCAGATCTGTTGCTTCTCTTACATAAATATACAACTGTTTCTTATTATAAATATTGAATTTGTGGTAATTTTTCATTATGTCATTTATTATTTCTAAAACTGCTATATCGTCCCTATTCAATGATTCTTGTATCATTAGGTCATCAAAACGACCAATCAATCCTTCTATAAATGCATAATCATCTTTTGTTTTTTCTATATCCTCATAGTACTCCATACTCTTATCAAAAACAACCGTATCTACATTTTCATTATCAACAAAGACCTGCTTCTTTGCGGCATTAGATTGCTGTATCATCCAATTTTTAACAATGGTGCCAAAATAAGAAAAAGACTTAGCTCCAGAAGTAGGATCAAACTTACCTAACTTTTCATATAAGTGAGCCATGGCCTCATGTCTAGTTTGCTGATAGTCAAAAAGTATTTTATTAAAATTATATGTATAATAAATGTTTTCTATCAGCTTTGAAAAAGCTGGTAATATAATGTCATTATAAACTCTATGTTTACTATTTGTTTCATCACTAGTATTGAACTCAATAATGGCACTTTCCTGCAATTCACCCCAATATTTCATACTCTCCCTTTCAGAACATAGTTACATCTTTATATTAATAATATTTACATGGCTTATACACTGCCTAATCAAAAACCCCGTTGCGCCTATCTATTTGTTCTACAACATCTCCCAAACGATTCCAACTATAATCAGTGCCAAATTCCGCCTCTTCGTTGGCTTTTGCTTCATCTATTAAGGAGGCCAATCGGTTAAGGTTTGATGCGCCCCTATATGCTATAGGATTAGTTTGAGGATCGTTATTAGTATACTCTATCAATTTACACTCCAAGGTGGTAGTAAAAGTAGACGCGGCGAGACTTTCATTAACATTACTAATCAAATATAGTCCCTCTATTCCGCTTAGTAAACCCTTGAGGTAAACTAAATTAAACACATTTAATCCAGTAGTTCCATGAATAGTAAGAGTGGCAGTTCTTAAAAAAGTACTTAAAATATTACCATAAAATCTGCTACCCGCTTGCCTTGTTCCAGGCTCACCTATCGTCCCTTCTGCGCTTGTGTCTTTTTTAGTAAAAAACTCATTTTGCATTGTCAATATTGTGTTATATAGCTTTACATTTTGGGACATCATATCTTCTACAAGAGTAGAGGCTGCTTTAGATATGGCCGGAGACTCTGATAATAAAAAAGTTTCCAAATTACTGTAATTAACTGTGGAAGCTCCTTCAGCCCCATCGTTTACTATTTTAAGTTTTTTCAACGCATCTTTACCTGTTATTAATCCATCATTCAATATACTTCCAAAGTCTGATAACAATGTACTATAGGCGTCGGGATTTCCATTTCGCGCATTTCGTAACACCTCTATAACATTCATAGTGGCCCCGCCAACAACGGCCGGCAGCCTAAACGCAGAAAAGGCATTGGGGTCTATTTTTGAAGCCAACCCAAAACTCTCTACTAAAGATTGTGATGTACCAAACTGACAAACTATAACCTTTTCTGATTGAGCAAATCGACCCTTACTCACACTCCTGCGCGCATCTCTTATCCCCATCATGTCTGATGAACTATCGGCGGCGCTTCCAACCTCTACTTCTGTAAATATTTCTTGTATTACTCCATCATAATTCATTGCACTAGGAAATATATCTAGATATGACGAATTGCCAGCCGCAGGACGCATTGACAACTGTATGGCAGGTACTGTTTCTTTG